TCTGTACGCTCCAACGACTCAGGACGCGGAAAATCCGGCAGATCAATCCCGAGTAGCTCGTAATACTCGCGAAGCAGGGAGTAGCAATCAGTCTTGCCGTAATCCCACTGTTGGCCTAGCAAGGCTTGATAATTAACCATTGATTGTCTGGCACGGAATAAACGTACCAAGGGATCTTGGTTTGCGTGCAAGCTTTTCGATCATGCTCACTGACTGGTGTTCCTTGTGGGTGCGAATGCACCACGGCCTCAATCGTGCCAGCAAACATGGCACGGGCATAGTCAGCAGGATTAATTGCAAAATCTGTAGCCGGATCTAACGCAATATTTTTGCAAGGAAAGTACCGCCCATTTACAACCAGACCACACGCTTCGTTAGGGCAAACAGTCTTGGCGTGTTTCTCCGCGTTAAGCCTGAAGTCTTGCTCCATAGAAACCGCCATAAGGCAAATCCACGTCAGTGCCAAACCTTTTTTGACAGCTTGACAAACGCTTGCCACATATATCGTTGACTACCTTTCCGTTTTCAATAATTTTTTGATCATTCGGTATTCTGGCGTCGTTTACGGTAAAACATTTGCTGTCTTTATAATTGCACTCTTCACCTTTGTAATCCCAAGGGCAAAACTCTTCAATCGTTCTGCGTGGCAGGCTTATATTAATTAAATCAATTTTTGGCGAAAGCTCAAACTCAACAAATTGTTGATTTTCGCCGGAAACTCGATCGATATACCAAGTCTCTACAATCTTTGCGTTGGGGTCAGATGTGTCGTTAAAGGTTTGCATTATTAAAGAATTACCGCCTTCTGTTGTCAACGCATCAGCAACGTCTGACTCAACCGCAAAAGGCACTTGCTGATTAAAATTAGTCGCATCAATAAATTTAGCAAATGTACGAATCCTTTGGACTTTTGCACCCAACGGGTTGTACGTCAGCATTAACTGCGTAATCGCGTTGTTTACGTTTGCGACCTTTAGCGTTGGCCTAGGCAACGTTCCCCTTGCTGAAAACTCAAACCCATCAACCTCAACTGGCACGGCTGAATATGTTTGATTATTAAACTTAATGTCTTCTGTTAAGCCGTTCTTGCCTGCGTGATAGTACAAAGTAACTTCAGGCCCATCATTCATTGCTGGCGTCAGATAAACCTCAAACAAATCAATAACCGCTGTTGGCGCAAGGCGAAGCAGCTCTTCAGCTAACGGTTCAAATGCTTCCCAAGTGCATGTCCCATCAATCAGTTCTTGCGTAATCCTGAACGGAAACGACGGCTCTTGGTTGGGGAAGGTGGCGTAAGTATCAAGAGTGGCTGTCGTTCCAGCAACAATGCACTTAAACCCAAGCGTGTTGTTTTTTGCAGGGTTAGCGCGAACAACGTCGCCAATTGCGTAAGCCTTTTCAGCTTCCCACTTATGTAAGGCGTAGGGATAAGCCATTAGACCTCAAATATTTGAACAAAAGTAGCGTTAATCTCAGCTCGATCAACGAAAGAAATTGTCTTTGTCCATTGTTGGCAAAGAAATTTACTGCTGGCTGCTTCGCCTGGTGGTGTGTAATCAAAACTTTGAACCCCACCGCGAGCATCTAAAAATGTTTCGATGGTGTCAGCTTCCGTCTCAGACACCCGAAAAGTCAGGTTATAGATCTTGGGATCTTGGTTGATGCCAAACGTTGCTCGCTGGCTATAACCACTGCCAAAAGCAATTGCACGCACTTGTGGTGCGCTTTGCTTGGTCATCCCTGGTGCAGGGTCAAAAGCGGGGAAGGTACTCATTAGCGGGACAATAAGCCTCCAGGCCGTTGTTGCTTGATCAATTCTGCCTGCACAGCCGCTCCAATCAACCCTCCAAGCTGTTTACCGGCACCACTGTCGCCTGAAGCAGAACTGCCTTTGGCATCAACGTTAACAACAACGTTTGTCGCTCCACCTCCGCCACCAAATTTTCCATTTGGAACGATTGTGCCGGAAGTGTTTGGAACGAATAGCTCAGGGCCGCGCTCTCCCACAATTGAAGGCTTACCAACTGGCGGGCGACCTCCATTCGCAAAGCCTGCAAGACCGCTAAATATGCCAAGGCCAGTGCTTTGAAGAGCAGTGTTGACGCCAAGCTTTAAAAGAATGCTTGCAACATTGCGAAGTGTGTTTGCTGCAGCGTCGGCAAGCGATTTGGTTTGATCAACTGCTGCGCTCAATGTATCAACAACGCCACTAGCAATACTTTGCCCAATTTGGTCATATATACCTTGGAGTTTTTCAGCAGCTGCGGCTTGTGCCTCTGCAAGTGCCTTTTCTTTTTCTTTTAAATCCTCTGCTTGCTGAAGACGCACCGCATTTTCCTCTTTTATTTGCTGAGTTGCTTTGACTTGAGCCTGCAAGTTGGTAAGCGCTTCCAATTCCGCATTAAGCTGAACCTTTGTTAATCCTTGTTTGTTCTCTAAAAGCTTTTTAATTTCAATTTGATTTTGAAATTGTCGAAGCTCTTCTTGCGTCAAGGCAGAGGCTAATAACGTCTGGTTCTCAAGCGATTGAACGCGATCAGCAGATGCTTTAGCAATTCTTGCAGCACTCTCCGCGGCTTTATCTTGTGTCCCGCTTCCTGATTTTTGAGCGTTTTTAAGCAGGTCTTCTGCTTTTAGTTGTTCTCTAAATGCGTTGATTTTGTCAAAATCTATAGCAGCTCCTTGCTCTGGCCTCAGGTCAGTGCCTTGCCTGTCTATAACGTCTTGCGCCCCAGCAGCTAAATCTCTTAGTTTTATCAATAACCTAAGCTGTTTAATCAAGGTGCCAGCAACCGGCACCCCTTCAGCAATATTTAAGAAAAACTCGTCAAATTCAATCCCCAAGCTTTTTATTGTTTCTTCAAGCGGTTCTATAAGAGGCTTGAATATTTGTAATTGAGCGTTTAAAAGTTTGAATGCTTGCTGAGTCTTTTCTACATCATCTGTCAATCCTTCTGTTGCAATCGCAAGCCTTTCAACAAGGCCAATGACTGCAGGCAGTATTAAATCACCAAAAGCAACGTTCAAATTCTCGGTTGCATTTTGAAGATTAACAAGCTTTTGAGCAGGCGTGTCTAAAGCCTTTGCTAAAGATTCTGCGCCCTCTGTCTCAATTCTTTTAAGTGCTTTGACTACAATGTCAGCAGTAATTTTGCCGTCAGCAGCATAATTCCTTAAAGCCCCAACGGCCTGCCCTGTCTCTTTAGAAATAGCAATTAACAGCCCTGGAGCCTGTTCAGCAATGCTATTAAATTCGTCCCCTCGCAATACACCAGAACCTAGTGCTTGAGCTAATTGCCTAAACGCTCCAGCCGATTCTGATGCGCTAGCACCCGACAGACGAGCCGCAGTATTGAAACCATTGAAGACTGACTCAATATCCTCCAAGCCAACACCAACAGGGCGAAGCCGTGCATAAGTTGACGCCAAATCTTTATTAACTTGCGTGAGGCTTAAACCAAATTTTTGCGCTGACTTTGTAGCAGCTTCTTGCAATTGCGAAGTTTCACCATATTGACTAGATAAAAGCTCTAAAGAGCGGACAGATGACGCTCTGCTAACAGATTCGTTTACAGCTCTATTTGTAGCCTGTATGGCTTGAGAAACCGTTAAATACGCCGCGGACGCTTTGACAAGGCTACCGGCTAGTTTCCCAATTCCTCCAGAGGCTTTGTTTGCTGCATTACCAGCGCCTAAAAATCTTCCTTTTGCATCTCGCAACCGTCCGTTTACATCACGAGTGGCGTTAGCGACGCCATCCATCGAACGCCCAAACTTCTTGGCGTTTGCAGCAGCTCTCGTCGAATCAAGAGCAATTTCTACACGAGAGACAACGGCCATGCCTACTTACCCATTGCCGTGAGTTTAGCGCCCACGCTTCGCTTTCTTCATTGCCGCTTCTTGCTCTTCGTTTAACAAGTCGAAATAAGCCGACCAGATCAAAAGCTCCTCCAGCGTGATCTCTTGATTGAGCTTCGCCAAGCTATAGCCAAGCTCTTTCGCAACGCCTAGCTGCAACCGCAATAAATTATCCTTTTTCAGTTCAGCCTTCAGCCTTTTGGGTCAGCCGCCTCCGTGCTGTCCTCTTCAATAACCGCAAGCATCAAAGACTGAAGGTCAGCGTCTCGAACATCGTTCTTAAGCTCTGCTGCTTGGCCAAGCT